GCGGACTAATGGCTATTAATCTAAGGAATGAAATCTGGGACGAATCAGGGGCAATACCTAACGCGTCGCTGATTAGCCGAATGCGGAAGCACCGCAACCGTTTGCTAAAAGAATCAGACTGGACACAAACCGCTGATAATCCGATAAGCAACAAGGCAGCCTGGGCGACATGGCGCCAGCAATTACGCGACTTTCCCGCAACGTGGACACCAAACGAAACCTTAGATTTCCCAGAGGGGCCATCATGACCATACCTACCGTAGGCAGTTGGGTACGCCTTAAAGAAATCCACCCAAAAATGAAAGAACGCCTAGAACATTTCTTCGACGATTCACGCATTAAAGGAAAAGTGAAAGTAGTCAGCGGATGCAGAACCTATCAACAACAAGTTGAGCTGTATCGTAGATATCGTGCAGGTACAGGGAATTTGGCAGCGAACCCAGACCGCACGTTCGGACCCAACGGCAAGTTTAGAGGCTCATGGCATTTAGAACAAAAAGATGGTTTCGCTTACGCCGTTGATTTTCGCATAGTGGGCAACATAAGCACCAGCCAGGTAAACAAAATCGCAGCCGAATACGGCCTAGTCAAAACTGTTCCTTCTGAATGGTGGCATCATCAGGCATTCGGACACACCGGCGGCGGTAAGTATGGCTGGTATCCAGCGCCAGCGATGAAAGGCAAAGAAAACAAAAGCCTAACCAAAGCAAAACCACCAGAAAAACCCAAACAGCCACCAGCTAACAAAATGCCACTAGTTAAACGCGGCAGCCGCGGCGCCCACGTTAAAGTTATGCAGCAAAAACTAACCGCGTTGGGTTTCAGAGTTTCAAAAAACCCGAAGAAGCCAGGCATCGACGGCATAGCGGGGCGCATGACCATAGGCGCATTAAAGAGATTTCAGAAAAGCCGTAAACTAGTCGCCGACGGGTTATGCGGGAAGAACACATGGAAGGCGTTAGGTTTATGATTGACTGGAAAGACTTACTAGAAAGAGTGGTCAGCACGTTCGTACAAGCGGTAGGCGGCATGATAGCCGTAGACCAAATAGTAGACATGGGCGCAGCAGAATGGAAACTAATACTAGGCGCAGGCGGCGCCGCCGTCCTAAGCATGCTAAAAGGCTACTTCGCTGCACGATTCACCGGCGACAATAGTTGCAGCTTACTAACAGGAAAAAACCGCGACCACGAACTGGCTACCATGTACGGTGAAGAAGGCTAAACCCTTTTACATACTCGCCAGGTGTGGGCTAATTGTTACCCTGCTACTGGCGTGGGTGGCACCAGCGCAGGCGAATACGGCTACTTGTAACCTAAACGAAAACGGGCTACTTGTATGCAACATTGACGTAACCGACGGCAACGGGGTCGATTTAACCTTCACGATAGTGGAGGAAACCACAGTCACTTTTACGACACACACAAGCCTTACCTGTCCAACGCACGCACCTGAAAGCATTTACGCAGACCCATACCTGTACATTTTTGATGACCAAGACAACGTTTTGTTTGAAGATGACGACAGCGCCCCTTTTAACGACTGGGTAGACAAATGCTGGGACAGTTACTTACAGGTTACGCTTCCCCCTGGTGATTACCGTCTAAACGCGAATGTTTATGAAAATTATTACGGCGTGTATACGTTAGATGTTGAGGGGGTGACGGTTCAGGAACCAGAAGAAGAAGATCCTACTCCTACTCCTACTCCTACTCCTACTCCTACTCCTACTCCTACTCCTACTCCTACTCCTACTCCTACGCCTGAGCCTACGCCTGAGCCTACGCCTGAGCCTACGCCTGAGCCTACGCCTGACCCTACGCCTGACCCGACTCCTGACCCGACTCCTGACCCGACGCCGCCGCCGCCGGTTGTGATAATAGAACCGGAACCGCCAACCATTGAAGAAACATTAGAAGATGCTATCACCGAAGGGGAAGCGGATTGGGATTTCGACTTTAACGACGTAGAAGAAACAGAAATAGAAGAAATAGAGGATTTAGACGAGTTACCAGAACTACCGGAGGAACCCGAATTTGAAGAAGTGGAAGAACCCGAATTTGAAGAAGTGGAAGAAATTGAAGAAGAACCAGTTATTGACGATGAAGAATTGGAAGAACCAGAAGAACCAGAACCAGCGGAAAGGATAGAAGATTTATTCACTGAAGAAGAATTAGCAGAACTAGACGACGAACAAATAGAAATTCTGGAAGAGCTACTAGACGACCCAGATTTGGACGACGAAATAATCGAAGAACTAGAAGAAATCTTTGACGAGGAAATAACCGAAGAAGAAATAGAAGCCTTAACTGTGAACGAGGATTTCGACGAGTTGCCATCAGAAGCAAAAGAACAAGTAGTGCAAGCCCTCAACGCCGATTTAATCCCCGATTCGGTACGGGAAGAATTTGAAGAAAACGTGAACGTGTTTTCTTCCGATGATTACGCCAACTATGTGCAAGTCGGTTCGCGAATCACCGTAGAAGATAGAAAAACTATCATAGTTGTCACCGCAGCGACCACCGCAATAGTACAATTACGTCCAACGGCTACCACCGCAACAGCAGGACCATCAACTAGCAGCAGGAGAACAAGCCGTGATTAAACGCATCGCTATGGAACTACTCTTCAGCAGTTTCACCATCGCCGGAATCGGACTAGTCCTTATCACCCTCACCGACCAGGTACTATTATGGGCGATATACATATCGGCTATTTCGCTTCTATGCCACCTAGCTGGCGTAGCAATTGAATACAGGGAAGAAAACAAACATGACTCTACAAGTCGCGATTAACACACTTATACGCGTTATATGCGTTTTCGGGTATCAGGCAATGGCAGTCATCGGCGGCGCGTCTTTGATTAGTTCAGATATCAGCCCAGCCACAGCGGCTTTACTGGCAGGCATTAGCGCTGTAGCACAGGTGTTGCAGAAGTTGGCGGCGGCTTTCATGGATGATGGTAAGCTAGATATGGACGAGATTAACGCCGCTTTTGCAGGAACAACAAAAACAGAAAAATAGGTAATACTTGCGTTTGGTGTTGAAACGTTTATACTAGGCACAGGCTACAAATTGAAAGGCTACACATGGATTACAAAATTATAAGGGTGACGCTAGATATAGCAGTCCCATATTACGGCGGCAAATACGAACCGTCAGGCATGGACTACATCGAAGTCCACTCCGACGCGCAAAGCTTAGGTTTCACTGAACAAAAAATGGAATTAACCGCTAAGGCTACTAATGGCTAGTAAAGTTATTTACCTAAAAATGTTACCCGTTAATGATGAACCCACGCGGAAACTAGTGATATGCACCGTTGGAGATAAGGAACAGGTGATTGAAATATCTATCTTGGATGCGAACCCTGCTGAAGTGGCGATGATGAAACTAGACCTGGGCGAATACGCCGACGATCACCTGTTAAACGTCATTAATACGCAGTTATCTGATTGGATACGGCAGGAATTAATCAACTATTTGGAAGATGTCGTCGCACCGAACCGGCACATGAAGCCTATTTATGACACTATCCAAATGATGCAGGAACAGTACCGCACAGAATACGGCGGGGAACAATGAACCAGCCGACACTATGGGGTGAGATAGGCGGCAAAACCGGCAACGACCACCCAGAAACAAGTTACGAAGCTGGGCGCAAGGTACGGGCAGGCACACAGAAACATCAAATACTACGCCTACTGTACGCACACGCAGAAGGCTTAACAGCCTACGAGATGCGGCGTCGTATTGTTAATGCCGCTGGTGACCCGATCAGCGCCAATCAGATAGCGACACGCCTACTAGAATTACGGGAAGATAGTATGATCGAATATGCTAGGCATGACATCACCGGTTTGATCCTTGAGCGGGAAACCACACCTGGCAACACAGGGCAAGTACAGAAACTTACACGATGGGGTTATCAGAATGCCACGACAGCTTAAACCATGCGGGACTATCGGTGCCGCTCGAAGACATCAGCGGGCGAAAGAACCGTTATGTACGGCGTGCCGCCTCGCATGGGCCGAGCACCAAAACAGAATGTATCAACAAAGAAAGGCTACACAATAATGGCTACACAATTACAAGCACTGGCGAAAAAAATACCGCCCAAGTGGATATCAACACTACCCACCGGTTACGGGGCTAGGTATTGCAGCCACGCAGCTATCCAACAAATGCTACTGGCGACACTGGGACCGACACCGCAACGAGTGGACCAGATTATCTACAACGATGGGATAGTAACCGGCGTTCTACTCACCATGACTTTTACCATAGACGGCGAAACAGTCGAAATAACAGAAGCCGGTGATTGTGACCGCCCGAAACCCGACAACAACGGGGCGAACATGAAAAACGCTATTTCAGACGCTGTGAAACGTTGCGCTATGCGAGTAGGTAAAGGCTTACAGTTATGGTGCGAAGATGACGAACATTACATCCTGGACAGGGTGCTGAACGAAAGGGAAAACAGTGAAGTGGCATAGGTGGTACATGTTGGCGGTGTGGGTAGCCAGCCACATAATATGCTTAACCCAGTTAGGTAATTCTCACCGTATAAACGATTTTCTGATATTGAACGCAGCGGGCACGCTGATACTGGTCGCTTACGCGTGGGATTTGGTGAAACATCT